CGCTTCGGAATCCGGTACATGCTTGGTTAACTCCAAGACTCTATTTAAAAAAGCTTTGATTGGGGGTATGAAAGAGCCGGCCTGCAGTTGACTAAGCGCCACACCTCGAAGGTATTGGCTCTCAGTGATGTGCGGTGGTCTATTGATAGCATAACCAAATCGGCTGATGACTCTGCCAGGCATGGGCCCAAAGGTCCATCCAAGGTTGGTCTGATACAGCCGCATGGAACAGAACTCAATTCTGTCCGCGGTAGTGTACGTGGCTTCGCTCTCAAAGCCCAGCTCTCTCATTTCTTTCCTCCAATCGATTCTAGTGCCAGTGTGGGTGAAGGCGTTGTCATCACCTTGCACCAACATCCAAAACTGTTCCATGGCCTCGGCCACGGAACAGCCTCTGACCTTACAGAATATGTAAGCGTGAGAGATGATGTTGATTAGGGAATTAAACAGCGATGTGTATGGGTCGCCACTCTTTCGAGTGCCCTTACACTTGTATCGCCACCCAGCATGTGTCTTTCCGACGGTATCAATGTTTTGATCTATCAGTTGGACCACACACTCGGGCGCACCCCACTTTCGGCAGAGGTCACGCATGAGCTCTCCCCAAGGCCTCGACTGGTCTAAGTCGTATGAAGAGATGTCATCCCATCCCATCTCCCCAGGTTGCTTGGTGATGTGCTCCGCAGCGTCCTCTGCGCTCACCCCACTGGTGAACACGAAACTGCTCTTCTTCGTGGATAGGCGTCTGCACATGATATCTTGCAGTCCCATGATCCACGGTCCAACAATTGCGACAAATTCGGCTTCCGCGCCTTGGATTAGTCGAGGAGACTTGTTTTTCATTCCGCCAGGAGATGAATAAGACAAGTTCTCAATTTTCCCAAAAGCACTGCGCTTGCAAAATTGATACAACTGTGACTTGGTGAGGGGTTTGTCGTAGCTCCAACCCTCCGCCACCAATTTAGTCCTCGCTGTGCGAAGGTTCTTCTTGACCGCCGGACTTGATCCGATGCGGCTAAGGTACAGTTCAAAATCCACGGGCTTGACTTGATATATGCGTGGAAATAGCTGTCTGTGATTCTTGCGGGCCCATTGTACACAGCCGGGCAAGCCAGGAGCCGACAATTGCTCCTGTAGCACTCGAGCCTTGAGTGCTATTTCTTCGTTTGTTTTGTGTGAGGCAAATGCCACAGGCGCATACATGCCTGAGTCAAATGCCAGTTGTTCTTGCTTTCCCCTGATGACTCCAGATAGAATCTTGTCGCGCGAATAGCGGGCTGCCGCGTATTCGTCAAACTTCATACTGGCGTCTGGGGCCAACGGTCTTTTCAGCTTAACCGGTTCACTGATCAGGAGAGGGCGAATGATGCCCCTCTCCACGGAACCGATGTTGGCTGCCGTCCACATGGTTGCCACCTTCTGCCTTAAGATGTTAAGCATCTACGAAAACTCTATAAGTGCGCGAACGGCGAGCGAAGTCGCCTTAGAATTTTCGAGGATCAAGGCTCGAGTGTTAGCAAAAGTTGGTATTCGGTAGTCCCGTTGTAACTCAATGCCGAAGACCCATGACGCCCGCCTGTATCTCAGGTAGACGAATGCTCCGGTAAGAGTCGCAAGCCACATAAACGCAACAATTGGTACTTCAACCTGCCACCTGGAAAGGCTCTCCAGAGTGTGGTAGATTGAGAAGCGAGCGCGACGAGAGGAATTGTATCCTCCGTGTGTTAAACGCTTGCTTTCGGCATCAGAACCCATGCCAACGGGTTCGCTGCAGGCCAAGGCAGCTACAATTGGGGCATAGCAAATAACATGGTCTACTGCTTGAGCCGTCAATGCCAGGAGTTTTGTGCACTCTCTGGCCTTGACATACAGTAGGCTAATGTTTTCGCCCTGCTCATCCGCGATGTGTGTTCTCCAAAACGTGACTAGAGTGTACACTGTATCCATCGGGAGCTCGACTGTGAAACTGTCGAGAGAAATGAATGTGGCTAGAAATGAACTTGCTCTGTGGTATTCCGGGGCCGTGAGCATGGCTCGTTGGTCCCTTAGTATACCCATAGCGTGGAGACGTGGAATCGTAAATACTGCCGTTTGCGGCACATAAATTCGATTGGGCCCATTGTCTGAGTTGGCGTCTCTCGGATGATCCGAGAATCGCAACACATTGTCTGGTTCCTCCACTTCTCCTTGTTCTTTCCCTTCTTCTCTTCTCCCTGGTCTTTGTTCCACCAGTTGCCTGCGGGAAAGGCCATGTGCGTTTCCGTGCTCATCCTGATCTAACAGAATGCGCGCGTCCACGTCCGGCATGACCACATCCGCTGGGGGGACAGGATAGTTATCCAACACCATCTGTCCATCCGGCATGACATCCCTACCCGCTGCCGGCGGTTGAGGATGTAATAGTGCACTTGGGGGTGGTGCCGCTTGTCTAAAATAATGACGAGCAAGCAAGAATCCCGCGTGCGCTAACGGGATGACCAGAGTGGCTGCCAGCACGGCAACACCAAAATCTCTAGCCTTCCCATGCCACAGCGCTTGCAACAAGAAGTTCGCTGTCTTCACTCCCGATGGAGTGGCATCACCAACTGGGCCTTGGCGGGGCCCAATGGTGGAGTCTGGTTTATACACCTTTTCCAGTTGGTCCGGAGCTTTATTCTGGGTGGCTCGACGGTTCACACCACTTTCGTAGTTTTCAGGGATTCGACTTTTCGGCGAATCAAGCCTTAGCGCTACAGCCGGGATTACCCCGGCCGAGGCCAAACTGCGAAAGCCATGTCCGATGGCAAATCAGACAACGTATACTAGCCTGAGGCTTGCCAGCCCAGGTTCTGAATACGACCGCGACATGGCTAGAGGTACTGTGAGTTGGACCTCAGCTTCCCTGCAATCGCGTGCTGACGATGCAGATGCACCCCCAAGTTGGTAAGGGGACAAAATAAAACCCAACGGAGAATTGTCAATTCTCCGTTGGGACAAAGAAACGG